AATATTTTTTATATCTTCTGCACATTCATGTATTTTTCTCATACAAATGCCTCCATAAATCTTAATATTTCAGTTTACCATGCTAATCCTAAGTTAGCTTATTAACCTCTGTCCACATTTCGGACAGTATTCATCGCTCACTTCTGCGTCATTGCATCCGTTTTCCTCTAAACAGTTGGGGCAGATGTATTCGTCCACATGGATCTCGCAGACTTTCATTGGAATCTGCTTCTTAAGAGCCTTTATTCCCATTTGTGCGGCTGCATAAGTCTCATCTGCCACAGGGCAGCAATGCCAGCTATTCAATTCTTCTATTGCGTCGCTAATTGGAGTAATATCCATAAGTCCAGCAACCTGATCCGTCACTTGTCCTGTGTACAACGCATATTCGTTCATAATTATTTGGATTATGCAATTACCACAGTCACCTGTACATGACTCTGATCCCTCACACGGCATCTCTACAACATACGGAACACTTTTCCCTCCGCTTGTAGTCGGATTCGTCATGGCGCAGCATTCTTCCGGTACCCATACTCCTTCATCAAATTCGATCATTTTGATCATTTTTCCGTCTCCTCATGCATTGAAAAATTAAAATGGCAGTCCAAAGCCAAACCTCCAAATGTTATCGTACAATCAAGGCTATTACACATTTCCTCTGTGCATTTTAAAATCAATGTTTGCAATGCACCTTTGAGTGCTACCGCATCTTCTTCTACATACTCAACCATTCCGATTATTCTCCTTCCTTTATATTTTTTAGACTTTCCTTCAGCAGCGTTCCCAATTCTTCACATCGTTTTCTAAATACATACCATGCGAATTCCAAGCTATCTCTTACAACGCACTGATAGAGAATTTTTTCCGGATCAGAAAGCGATTCATAGAACCCCTTATCCGTTTTCTCTATGTATTCATTGAGCATCTCAATATCCGCCTTCACTTCTCTGGTCTCCTCTTACTGCATAGGCTTTACTTCGATGCCATTTACCTCCGCAGGCCCCTGCAAATCAATGACTAACTGCTGCCTTCCATCAATTTCCTTTACCTTTATGAGATCCGTTCGTCCGGCATTAACTCTGATAATCGCATCCTGTGTTTTCACCTCAAAATTACGGCCACTGTAAATATTATTCAGTAGCAGTTTTGTATCTCTCCCGATGATTTTATCAAAACACTGGTCAAATAATTCCATTTTTTCATTGGGCACACCGCTACTGGCGAAAACAGTCTTTACTTCCTCACCGCCCAATACCAGCGGTTCCTCATTGTCCTCCTGTTTCTGTACGGTCTTGGTCAACTTCTCATGGATGTTTTTAACACTTTCCACTGAGCAGATATCACCTAACACTTCCTCCACTAATGCCTGGAAGGCTTCATTCTGGCAGTCCGCAGACAGTGGTAACCGGCATCCCAGCATCTTGTTAATAAATTCTTCCTTCAGTTCCTTAGCATCCTTGGAATAATATAGGGTTCTGTACAAATCACCATTACGATCATTAAATGCAGGAAACAGGAATGCGGTGTCCGGCATACCTACTACCCAGTCTCGGAGACGATTCTGAAAAGCATTTTCCTTTGCGTTATAGCTTAATCCTGTTTGTGACAGTTCTACGGGACAAATGCAGGCAAGTATGTACTCGTACACATCTTCCGAAGCATCCTCCATCTCGATACCATCCCGGGTACGACCCGGTATATCATAGGCATCATGAATCAGCAGAATGAGGTAGTTTCCCACATACTCATAGGATTCAATGATGCGGTCATAGAACTGCTCCAGTAGAGCATCATCCCTTAATTTGCTGTCCCTCAAGTGTAGAAGGAACTCCTGCTGCCCGCCTTCATTTCCACTCTTTTCCGAAAATTCCAGATTCAGCAGATTCTTTCCTAAAGTGCCAGACAGACTTTTACGCAAAATCTCAAAATATTTGTACAGTTCATCCTCCGGTAATGCCAGAAACGCCTGGTTCCATTCTGTTTTTTTATTCTCCCCACACTCCACATAGCATCCGCAGATCCGTGTGATGGAGCAGTTTCCCGGTGTGAAAAGCTTTTTTATTTCACTGATTTCCTGTTTTCTCATGTTATTTCCTCTCTTTCTTAATTGTCAGTAATTTTGTTACCATCCTATAATGCAATATCCAGGCATCAGCCCATATTCCGGCACATTCCGAAGCACATACCGGATCCGACGTACCTCTGTCCGGCCGGTATATTCTCCGTTTTCCCATTCCATCAGGATCAGAACGTCTCCCGGCTGTGCGTTGTCTTCGTCTTTTCTCAATTCGAAGTTTTTTTCTTCTTTTCGGACTGCTCGGAAGTACTTCGGAAGAATCTTTTTTTCAATGCTTTTCAATGCGCTTTTTCCTCCTATACTTCCTTGATGCTTCTGTGCTCTGGTTGTAGCCCTCCTGTGTGCGTTTTTCTTTTATAGATTCAGCTTTCGGATCCTGCCGCTCTATTTTCATTGTCAGCAGATCTCCGTAAGAAAAACACCTTCGAAAGCCGGTCTTCCGGTCTCTGGTCAAAACAGTTCTCTTATATACCTCCACCACTTCATATTCCCTGGGTATGGTTCCTCTGCCAACATCTCCGTCATGCTCCATTGCTTTTATGATGTCTCCTTTATGTACATTCTGGATTGTAGGGGCCGGTCCCAACAGAACATTTTCATCCCATTCTTTATATTCCTGCATTATCTGCTCCTTTCTGGACGGCTGCTGCCTCTTGGTCTCAGCAACCGTCCCGTGGCTATGTCAACAGTGTCTATCGTGATTCACTTTATCCAAAAGGCCTATTTATTTGTCACCCTGTCATAACGCTACTAGCAGTCTGTGTCAGCGGATCCACCGGCGGTTCCATAATTACTCCAGCTTCCGTAAGCAGCGCATGAGACCATTCCCTGACGGTGGTCTTATCCTGCTGGTATGACAACAACAGCTCATTCATATACTCCTCAACGCGGGTGAGCCGATCTTTTCCGAATCCATACTCGTCCATCAAAGAGGTAAAGAAGAAAAGCATATATCTTGTAGCCTGCTCATTGATGGTATTCTGCGGTCCGATCTGTTTCTGGTCCAGCCAGTACTGATAGGATCCCTTCCGTGCGGTGATATCATCCTCGGTGTAGGCTTTATACTCAATAGACCAGCCCGCCTTATCCATCAGCCGCTTACTAATCTCCTTCAGGTCGATCTTTCCAGCGGACCAGTCGGATTCCATCTCATTTACCTTATTCGCCAGCCGAGAGATCCGCTGTCCTTTAAATCCCTCCCTGCGCATGATCACATAGCTGCAGATGATTCCCATAGCGGTCCAGGGGGTTCGGTCAGCCATACGGCTTTCCCGTGCGATCCGCTTGCACTGCTCTTTGATCTCTGCCGGTGTTAAATGTCTCTTTCCCATATATCCTCCTACGCAAACCGAAGTTGCCCGGTCTGCTCTGCTTCTATTCTCATGTTCGGTGTACGCTCTGCCACGCATAATTCCGGCAGGTTTGCTCTTACCAGTGCTGCAGGTATAGGCGGACAAACAGCGTTGCCACATCGGCGTACCTGTTCACTGCGCGGGTAGGTCTTTCCTGTGTAATCATGGTCGATTATGTAATCATCAGGGAATCCCTGGCATCCGTACAGTTCCCTGGGTTCCAACATCCGCAGTCCGATGTCTATAATCTGATAATCAGTACCGTTGATGGTTACCAGTCCGAATCTATCCTGCGCTGTAACAGTGTCCAGCGGTTCCTTAATATCCTGTCCAGTACCTTGTCCGTAATATTTAATCAAAAAGGCTCTCACCTCTCCGAAATGTCCGTCTCCGGCTGTTATTGTAGGTATTGGATCCCTCACGTCCCGGCCGTCACAGTGATTATTCATCTGGATCAAGTTTGCCGTCACCACACTGTTATGGTCCCATGAGGTGACTGTCGGCAATGGCTTCTCCATGCTCTCTCCTGCTCCCTTGTAGCCACCGTCATAATACTTATGCAGAAATGAGGTAACCAGTCCATACCGGTTCGATCCATCCACGGTCATGATTGGATCTTTTATGGTCTGCCCGCGGACTTCTCCCTGCGCCGTCTCGGAATGGTACTGGATCAGAGTAGGACTTATCAGGCAATGTTCATTCTTGCTTACTATGGTTGTGAGCGGTTCTCTCACATCCTTGCTTCTGTCTGCCGTAAATCCAGTCTGCCCAATCTGTACCATGTACGGCTCGCACAATCCCGCCCCGTGCTTTCCGGTGATTGTCGGCATCGGCTCCCGGATATCGTTCGGTCTACGCTCACCGCCATGATTGCACTGGATGATAAACGGCTCCGGATTCTCAAGGACAAACTTTTTTAGTCCCCGCGCAATCCGCTCCATCGTCTTAGGTGCCAGCGGACGTACCGCCCGGATTCCATATTTCTCTTTGATTTCCTCCGCGGTATCAAATATGGACGGGCACGGCAGGGAAAAGTCCAACTGTGTGTATGCGCCCACATACGGTTTAAGCAGTCCTAACTTTACCGATTCGCTGTCTGCCGGTGCGTGTGTCGGCTCCGGCCATACAATCGGATTACCGTCACACCTCGCAATCATGAAAAATCTCTTGCGCATAGTGGGTGCACCATAGTCAGCGGCAATCAGTTCCTTGAACTGCACCTCATACCCTAAATCTGTAAGCTGGCGAACAAATTTCTCAAAGGTTTTCCCCTGTTTTGCCTTAATCGGATGATGTCCGCGGTTCAGCGGTCCCCATGTCTTAAACTCTTCCACGTTCTCAAGCATAATCACTCTCGGTCGAACAAGCCCCGCCCATCTTAAGGCTACCCATGCAAGACCGCGGATAAATTTGTCCTTGGGTTTTCCGCCCTTGGCTTTAGAAAAGTGTTTGCAGTCCGGGCTAAACCAGGCAAGGCCTACCGGATGCCCATTGCATGCTTTCACCGGATCTACCTGCCATACGTCCTCACAGTAATGCTTTGTGTTTGGATGGTTGGCCTTGTGCATCCGGATAGCTTCCGAATCATGGTTAATGGCAATGTCAACACTGTATCCGGTTGCCATCTCTATTCCAGTGGACGCGCCCCCGCCGCCGGCAAAGTTGTCAACGATTAGTTCTCCGTTAATCATGGCATCACCTCCGGCATAAAATCAAACAATGTAGGCTCGTCCACCTCATTCTCCGCTGCCTGCAGGTACCCCACACCATCCCTGAAGTAATCTGGATTCAGCTCACAACCTTTACCGTACCGGTGCATCTTCACCGCTGTCATGGGTACTGTCATCAGGCCACCAAACGGATCATAGACCGTATCGCCCTCATTACTGTATCTGTTGATGATCCGCTCCACGATATCCAGTTGCAATGGACATACGTGCATCTGTGCCCGCCTGCGGCTCTGTGCTGTGTTAAGGGTACGCATTCGGTTGATGTCATCCCATACTTCCATCTGGTTCCAACTTCCCGGCGCAACCACCATAAAGGTAGCCGGTAGTTTTCCATTTTCATCCAGCTTCTTTGCCAGCTCTACGTGTTCCTCGTAGTTGTAAATATGTTCCCGGCTGTATTCCCTGTACACGGCCTGAAGGTTGTCCACGGATATACTCTCCAATTCTTCCTTGCTGACCAGTCTATCTCCGGATGATCTCCAATATCCGTGTGCGTCGATCTGCCACTGGGCGCGGGTGTAATCCTCTTTCGATTTTTTGACTGGATCATCCGCATATGCCGTAGATCTGTCTGTCGGCAGTTTCCTGAAAAGCAGGATATATTCCGGACAGCCTACTCCCATCTTGGATCCGTCCTTGCACTGTTCTGTCCATCCAAGGCGGTATGTCTGGTTATTCTCACGGACCACATCCGTCACAACAGTAATCATTCCGAAATACTGGAAACCATGCTTCATGTAATGGCTGATGCACTGTGCATGAAAAGGTTCGATAGTAGGCATTCCGGTACCAGTCGCATTTCCAAACAGTACGCGGTCCTTTACGTGGATAGCTGCCACCCTGCCGGGTCGGAGCACCCGGAGCAGTTCCGGTGTCAAAAAGTCCATCTGTTCAAAAAACCTGCCAGTATCCTGATTGTGTCCGAAGTCGTTATAATTGGCACTGTACTCATAATGATTACCGAAGGGAATAGAGGTATGTATCAGATCAACGCTGTTACCTTCCATTGCTCTGGTCTCTTCTACGCAGTCGCCATATACCGCTTCATAATGTTTTCCCCTTACCGTTCTTTCTTCTCTGCTTCCTTCCACACCCATCTTCCTTTCCAGCCGCTCTGCCTTGTTTGCAGAGTTCAGACCATACTTTTTTACGATCTCTATCATCTTTGCAACCATGTGATTATGATTCTTCCATTTTTCTTCCAGTGCTTCCCTGATCTGCCGCTCATTCTCCATGTAAATAATGTCGATTACTACCGGTTCCGTCTGCAAGAATCTGTAACACCGGTGAATGGCCTGAATGAAGTCATTGAACTCATAATCAATTCCAAGAAAAATCTCACGATGACAGTATCTCTGAAAGTTACATCCGGATCCAGATAAGGATTTCTTTGTGGCAAACAGCCGGCTTTTTCCATTTGAGAAATCAATGACCCTCTGCTCCCGCAGGTCGTAATCCATAGCGCCGTAGATATCCACAACACCGGGAATCTCTTTGAGAATCGCCGCTCTTTCACTTTCGAGATCATGCCACAAGAGAAAATGATCCTCCGGTGATCCGTTTACAATTTCCTGCATCTTTGCTACCCTCGTCCCGATGCTATCACGCTTTACGGCAGCTGCTTCTTTCAATCCTTCCGCCGCCTCCTGGAATAACTGCATCTGGCCATCCCTGTCCGCCGTATCCCCGTAATGTACCGGCAGTTCATGCCACCGCACATCCAGTTCCGGCAGATCGTAGCCTTCATCGGAATACTCCGGATTGAGATCAGAAGGTTTTGTAATAAACAATGCCCAGCTGCTTACCCACATCCAGAACTCATCTTCCATGTTCGGGTAAAGTGTCAGGTTATTCGCCTTGGTGCTGTCACGTTGGAAGAATCTTGTAAGGGCCTGCCCAGTATCCATTACCTCCAGGTACCCAGCGTAATGGATCAGCTCCTTGTATTTGTTCGGTGACGGGGTGGCCGTGGCTACCAGCTTATACGGTACGTTCTTGAATTTATCCAAAAACGTCTGATAGGTCTTGCTGCCAAAACTCCGTAAAACGCTGGCTTCATCCAAGGATGTGGCCGCGAAGTATTCCGGCCGGATGTCTCCATCCCGGACACGCTCATAATTGGTCAGCACGATCTGACTGGTTCTGTGCTCCACTTCTTCCATCGTCCGGCAGTACTCCGGCTTCTCATAGCCAAGGATCTCCACGGCATCCCGAGTAAACTCCTGCTTTACTCCCAGTGGCAGTACAATCAGTGCTCTTCCTCCGCAGTGTTCCGCTGCCTGATGGCAGAATTCAATCTCCTGTATGGTCTTTCCCAAGCCGAAAGATTCAAATAATGCCCTTCTGCCACCCTTCAATGCCCAGATCACAGCGTCACGCTGATGCGGTTTTAATGCTTTATTGATTTTCGCAGGATCCACAACAAATCCACTGTCCTGCGCCAGCTCTATTTTCGATTCTAAAAACTCTCTGTAGGTCATTTTCTCAAAGGAACCTGCTATAGCATTACCCCGGCCGGAGGTTCGGCTCCTTTCTTCTATTCTTCATCTGTCCCAGTCAAGCATTTGGGACTATCCCATTTAATCCTATACCCACAACTAATACAATAATTAGATATTACACCGCAGGACACCGTTGCTCCGCATTGCCCACATGTCCACCAATCTTTAATATGATTTCCTTTGTGATGTTTGGGCCTAATTCCAGTATTCATTTTTTCATATCGTTCTAACTTTTCCTTGTCTGTCATATATCCCTCACTTCATCTGATCCAACGGTAAACTTATCTGCCCCTTGCAATTCCCGCCGATTGTTGTCGGATCCCATCCAACACCGATGTACTCCAGTACCTTTGCCCAACCGTAATCATTTCCATCCGCATCTTTGCACATGTGGAACATCAGATAGTCCCATTCCTTCGGATTACTCTCATAGAGCAGATCAAACCGGTGTGGTCTTTTTTCCATGTGGATTCCGAATCCGCACATCGAGCATCCGGTACGCTGCGCTTTTGTAGTATACAGAGTTCCGTCCGGTTTCTTCTCTATGGTTCCGTAGATCTCCGGAATCAAGGAATCCGGCATCACAAAGTTCTCTGTAATCCTGCCCTCACGTAATAACTGCTCATGGAATTCTTCTTTCCATCCATTCCGCCACTGCTCGTCCATCTCCAGTGCCAGTGTCAGAATATCCTGTCGGTGGAAGATGGCAAACGGTGCTGATCTGATTGTAGATGCCCCGAAGTAGTTGCAACCGTTCATCCGCAGGCTCTTGGCACGTCTGCCACCCTCAGATGCCATCAGACCTAAATACGGAACACTGTTATGCTCTTTTCCCCAGTCATCGCAGTTCTTTTCTTTGAGGTAATAACAGCACTTGGAAGATACCAAGAAATCCGGCTTCTGAAAGTCACAGCCTTCGTTTTCATTCTCATACCCACCGAACAGTTTCAACCACCGATGATTAAGCTTCATTCGGGAATCTTTCTGCCATCCACCATACTCCCCGGTCTCGCCAGTAATAATGGCATGTCGCACCGTCTTATTTTTCTCAGACGGATTTTGTAACAGTTCTATCTTTGCTGCCACCTCTTTGGATATTACCGGGAATCCGAACTCCTGGATCACCTTTGGCTTACTCCAGTAGGTTCCGTCCTCTCGTTTCAGCGGTGGCACATTTATGATTCCGATTGCCCGATGTACCCTTTGAATACTCTTATCTTCCAGATAGGATGCAGATACTCCTGGGACATCAATGTTGCATATTTTTTTGAGGAATATGTAAAGGATGATGCTATCTAATCCGCCTACCGACACATGACAGTTCAACCCTCGTTTATCGCATTCCCGCCGAAACTCATCCGCACGGATCTGCGCATATCTTCTCTTAAATTCATACGGCTGTTTCTCCTTCTGCATGAAGGTCTCAATCTTCTGCTTCGTTCCCAACCGTTCCATTCTTTCCTGTACGGATTCCATTTTCTTCTTGGAGTAAAGACGTCTTTCATGCTGGCCAGCAAACCTCTCACTCCTTTCTGATTTTTCTCCTTTTTTGATGCCTGCTGCCTCTTTGCTCCACTCACCGCTCCGTGGCTGTGTATTTCCACTTGTTATATGTCAGGGCATCCTCGCTCCAGTCCGGATAATGATCCTGCAAGTAGCGTTTAAAGAGCTGTAGCATTTCTGCCCGCCGCCCCTTGTTGCCGTTATCCAGCATCTCATGGTGACTCTGACATCCCAGTGCACCGTTCTGCGGGATCCCGAGTCCACCCCGTGACCGTGGAATATAATGCATAATGCTTTGCAACTGCTGTCCATACCAGGTGACGTCCTCCATGTGATACTGCATCCGGCAAAAAATACACTGATACAGATCCCTCTCCTTGATGATCTGACGGGAGGCGGCATTAAATTCCCGTGCTCTCGCCTGCTTTGACATCTTCATTTAATCTCCTTTCTCTGCACAACTGCCGAATTTTCCTCGGTAGTTCAGTCGATTTGTTATATTTTTACCATCTCGGTGGCTTCACCGGAATGGTCTCTAACACCTGTCATGTACTGGTGTTACCTCTTCGAACTCTACCTTTGCAAAAATGTTAGATTCTGCGTTTATTTTTGACATATTGTAGGCAAATGCCTCAGAATACTCATGCCTTCCAGCCACAGCAGCTATGTTATGACCTACTTTTCTGGCTTTCTCCAGTATCGCTTTCCAAAGATCCACATCTTTAATCTCATTCCCTCTGCTGTTCTTCCAGTCATTTCTCTCCCATATTTCTAACCAGCCTTGGTTGATTACGGATGCAATGTAGGTATTCTCCATATAAATGAGAATCATGCGCTCACTTGGCATACGTTCCAGTGCCCTGCAGATACTCCACAAGATTAGCCGGTTGGCTGTCCCATCCGCTTTTCCGATCTCTGGAGGTTTCTCGTAGTACTGTTCCTCTCCTTTTTTCATTCTGAGCGTGTACATTACCTTCCCGGTCCCTTTCGCAGATCCTCGCAGTGTGGTACTCACAAACATTTCTATATTCAACAAAGTCAACACCTCCTTACCTTGTTCGGTGGCCGCTTCCGCTTTGTTTTCTTCCTGCGCTGCCTCCTGCGACTTATTTCTTTTTCTTCTTTCTCCTTGATTCGGAACAGTGTATATTCCCTATAAGGTTGTCCGGTCTTAGGATTTTCTCCCTCATGATAGGATTCCCAGTCCACGTAAAAGCCTTTTGGAACCCTGACCTTGTCCCATGTCTCCCATCTCTCTATGACATCCTTTTCAGGAGGAGGAAGCGGCAGATTACGGGAAGTAGAATAATTGGACTCCCGAATGCGCGATTCCGTCTTCGGGGTCTTGACCATATAATGGGCCAACTCCCGGAACTCTCCCTTTTTGTAGCAAAGCCGGATATCTGCCTCTCCGTGTGGCCATGCCTCCGCTATGATCAGGTCCGCATCCGGGATCCTGTTCATGACAATGTGAATGTGCCACGCATTCTTCGTGCCGACCTCTATGTTTCTGATCCAGCGCAACTCGTACCCCGCCTTGTGATAAAACTTTCGTACCTTTTTGATAAATGTCTTGAAATGTTCCTTTGCTGTCTTCATATCCGGCGGTCTGGCATCCACCGCATAAGTCAGTGTGATGAAGAGATCCTTCTTTCGGAACCATCTCCGCATCTTCTTCCGGCAGATCCTCTCCTTGTTATACTGATTGACCTTTTCCATCTGCTCTGGGGTAGGTTTCTTTTTATCCTGCCTTGCCATCCCCGGTGCTCCATACTTCCAGTTGTGATACTCCCTTACCTCTATCACATTGGTATATCTGTCAGTTTCTTTTATGTAACTCATACCTCTGTCTGATCCTATCTTTAATATTTCAATCAAGTCCTCAAAGGCTATTGAAAGCCCCTTTTTTCTTGACTTTACTAATTCACAGAGGTATAATTATTTATAGTGATTTGCACCTCTGTGTGCTGGCCGGCATCGCCAAATGCCGGCTTTTTTATTGTTCCGAATACGCCGGAGGAACTATGTAACTGCTCCGCGACCAGTAATGTCTTTTCTGCGGGTTCTCGATCAGATATTCCACACCACGGATGTCCTCATCGTACTTTTCCAATGTCCGTTGGAAGTCGGCTCTCTCCCGCCGCAGGCGGTCCAGTATGACAGCCACTGCTTCATCTGTGACAGTGATATAGTGGATGCCGTTGTGCAGCTCTACCCGGTGTGCAGACCGGTATTTTTGAAGGACATAGTACATCACCTCATCAGCCTCATGCGGGATCAGTATCCTAAGCGGTTGCGTCGGTGTCTGCTCCAGCATCTGCAATATTTCCTGTGCTCTCTCTTCTCTCACCGGTTATGCCTCCTCTCAGCTTCGCTATCCTCTGCTCCATATTCCGTGCCCTTCGGCGCTTTTCCTGCCATTTTTCGACCTGATCCTCACAAAAAAGGCAAAAAATAAAAAGCATAGCCGCCAAACCCATGATTATGGCGATCTGCTCTCCTACTTCTGTTGTCTTAAATACCGGCTCCAAAAGTAATGCCCCGAGAATCGATATCGTTATATCTTTATACATCCGCACTCTCCCCCTCTATCTGCCGTTTTATCTCTTGTATCTCATTGATTTTTGCGCTACATATGTCCTCTTCCATCTCAAGAAATCTGAGTAACATCTCCTTCTGCGCCTGGTTGATCGTGATTACCTGCACACCGCTAAATATATAGAGTTTAGCTGCAGGGGTTTCCTGCTTGACCTGTTTGTATACACGCTGCGCCAGGCTTTCATTTGCCGACTGCCAGAACTCTGCGCTGTCCTTGTTATTCATGACTTCTCTTACATAATAACGTTCGTCTATGTTCATCTTTGCCCTTTCCGATCACGCTCTCTGCGTGGCCCCGGTGCTGATCTACCCGGGTACCACCAGAAAGAGGGCAGCATACCATCATAGCAGTGGGTGATATGCCGTCATATGGTGATGCAGCAAGATGCACCACGCACAAAGCGTGATCTATTATGCTTGTCCCATCCATGCCCTCTACGTGGTGCCCAGCCAGGGGAGGACTGGACACACACGCTAATTG